CAGCGGCAACAGACGCAACTACTAAAGCAGACGCAGCATTGGCATCAGCATTAGCGGCAGATACAACTTATACAGCTGGAAACGGTATGTCACTAAGTGGTACTGAGTTCTTAATGAGTGGTTCATATACTGGTAGCTTTACAGCAACTGGTGACATTACTGCTTATTCAGATGATAGCTTAAAAACTAACGTTCAAGTTATCGACGGTGCATTAGGTCGTGTTGAAGCAATTCGCGGTGTTACATTTGAAAGAATTGAAGACGGTTCAGTATCAACAGGTGTTATCGCTCAGGAACTTAAAGCAGTACTTCCTGAAGCAGTACATACAGATGCAGAAGGTGTTCATTCAGTAGCATACGGAAACATCACAGGTCTACTAATTGAAGCAGTTAAGGAATTATCAGCTCAAGTAGAAGAACTAAAAAAGAAGTAATTAAATTTTAATTACAAAACTAAAGCAGGGTGAAAGCCCTGCTTTTTTTATGGCCGTGTAAAAGTTTGTTTGTGATAAATACTACTATAATTAAAGGAATTGTATCATGGCATTTAGAGGAATACAAACTACTAATATAATTAGTACAGATGTTGGGTTTTCTGACCCACTACTCATATTAAACAAAGATGGATTACAAGCAACAGATGTTGGGTTTTTAGGAAAACTAGGGCCAACTACATATGCAGGTCTTGTTAGAGATAGTGAAACAAGTAACTTTCTTTTAATTGATTCAATTGAATTAGCACCTTCTACTATTAATGATGTAAGTGCCATAGATGCAAGTTTACTAAAAGGTAATATTACAGTAGGTACACTTACAGCAGATACAATTATTGCAGGTAATTTACCAACACAATATACAGATGCAGATGCAAGAGCAGCCATATCAGCAACTGGTAGTTTATCTTATGATAGTGCAACAGGTGTTATTAGTTTTACTGATACAGACTCTGCATATGCTACTAAAGTTGGTTATAACTTAGCAGACGAAACAGACGCAACATCAATTGTTTTAAACCCAGGAGATGCAAGTACACCAGCAACATATCGTGGCGATGTAGTTGATAATAGTGGAAACGTTATTGTTGATGTATCAAGCACAACTACTACATTTACAGGTGGACTAGTGGGCGATGCATATGGTGATGTTTACAACCCAACTGGTGCAAATAAAATTTTAGAAAGCGGAACTGGAAATTTAGATTCTGCCTTAACGGTTGATTCAGCAACCACTACAACATTAAATGCAGGCACTACTAATATTAGTGGCATTGCTACATTTACTGGTGGTAGTGCAGACTTTACTGGAACAACTGCCTTTGGTAATTGGAACGGTGCAGTTTATGATAGAACTGGTTCTACACTTATTATTGATGATACTGCAATTCCTAAACCTATTGTTTACGCAAACATACAAGGCGGCGTTGTTGGTGATGTTTTAGGTAACCTTGTAGGTAATGTAGATGGTAATGTTACAGGTAACCTCGAAGGTGGTATTATTAATTCTCAAGGACAAGTGGTAATTGATAATTCAGGCTCACTTTCTCCTGATGTATTTAGATTACCAAAAGGCTTAACAGCAGATCGTCCATCACCAGCAGTGGCAGGAATGATGTTCTTTAACGAAGGAACAAGTATGTTTGAAGGATATGATGGAACAGCGTGGGTACAATTTGTACCATCAACTTTTCAATCTACTCCCTAATAGGAGTCATTAATTGACTTATTCATTTGATAGTATATATAAAAAAGGCAACCCTGCATGGGGCCATGAACCTGCATTATTTCTTAAACAATGTATAAGTAACTTCCCACAAAATGCAACAATATTAGACATTGGATGTGGAATAGGAAGAAATGCATTTTATCTAGCAGAACAAGGTTTTAATGTTCATGCTATTGATAATTCTAAAGAAGCAATAAAACAAGCAACCGCAAAACATAGTAATGTAACATTTGAACTTAAGAACCTAGAAGAACAAGATTGGAGTAACAATACATATGATGTTGTAATTGACTTTGGATATTTCCATCAGTTTTGTGCGTCAATTCATACAGTAGATAACAAGCAACAACAAAGACTATTTTATCATCAACAACTACGTGCAGTACTTAAAGATAATGGAATATATATTAATCAAAGCGGCCATAATAACATAGATGAAGAATTTATTCCAGAACCTGGCAAAATTGAAGAATTTCCAAATAACCCATATAATTTTCAACCACCTACTGTAGAAAAACAAACATGGGATGAGTTTGATTATTTGGATATCAAAATATTAGATGATACTGTATTACAATCTCATAACGAGTGGGGAAAATATCCATGTTGGAATGTATTTGCCCAAAAGTCATAAATACATTACATAGAACGGAGAATTAGCAATGGCTTTTTATATTGGTACAGACAAGGTAATTGAAGATAAAGACGCAGGTGTCGGCATAGAAACTAGAAGTGATTTGGATATATTACGAATTGGCGGCATAGATGTGTTAACACATAATAGCGGAGTAGTTACATTGCAAAATGTAGATGTAGCTGATTTATCTGAAGCCAGTATTAACACTGATAACGTAACAGAAGGTACAACAAATATTTTCTTTACAGATGCAAGAGCTGATGCTCGTATAAATTTACAAACAGGCACTAACTTAGATTTAGGTAATAAAACTACTGATTTTTTAGCAGAAGGAAGTACTAACTTATATTACACAAATGCGAGATGGGATACAAGATTAGGAACTAAAACAACAACTGATTTAACAGAAGGGTCTAATTTATATTACACAGATGCTAGATCAAGAAGTGCAATAAGTGCCACTGGAGATTTATCATACAATAGTTCAACAGGTGAAATCAGTTTTTCTGCAACAGCAGCACCAGTAGTAAGTGTTAATTCAGCAACTGGTTCGGTTGTATTAGACACTGATGATATAGCAGAGGGAACTACTAACTTATATTACACAGATGCAAGAGTACAAGCAAAAATTGATGCAGTTGTAGGAGCCGCACCAAATACATTAGATACGTTAGAAGAATTAGCAGATGCATTAGGCGATGATGCTAATTTTAGCACAACAATAACAAGCAGTTTAGCTGGCAAGCTATCATTAGCGGGCGGAACAATGACTGGTACCTTAGTATTGGATGGCGCACCAACAAGTAACTTACATGCGGCAACAAAAGCATATGTTGATAGTGCAGTAACTGGTGGAACAGGCACATTAACAACAGATAACATAAATGAAGGCAGCACAAATTTATATTTTACAAACGCAAGAGCAGATGCACGTATACCAACTAACATAAGTTCATTTACAAACGATAGTGGTTATGTAACTACAAACACAACTTATACAGCTGGTAATGGATTAACATTAACTAGCACAGAATTTACAATGAGTGGTTCATACACCGGTAGCTTTACAGCAACTGGTGACATTACTGCTTATTCAGATGAAAGACTAAAAAGAAATATAGAAACAATTAATAAACCAATTGATATTGTTAACTCTTTAAGAGGAGTAACATATGAAAAGGACGGAAGAGATAGCATAGGTGTTATTGCACAAGAAACAGAACTAGCTTTGCCGCAAGTAGTACACACTGACAACGAGGGAATGAAATCAGTGGCGTATGGTAATATATCTGGTGTTTTAATTGAAGCGATTAAAGAGCAACAAAAAACCATTGACGGGTTACAAAAACAAATAACAGATTTGCAAACCTTATATATGATGGCAGTTAAAGAATCAAACAAAGAATAATATACTACTATATGCTATGAAGTATATGGGATAAATATAATAGCAAGCAATATGCATGCAATTATCGATAATTACAAGCAAGGAGTCAACAGATGGCATTACCAGCAACAGGATCAGCAATCAGCATGGGACAAGTACGTAACTACTTTGGACTAAGTGGAACAGTTTCACTTAGTACTTTAGGTGCATACATTTCACCATCCGTAACAACAAACATCAAGCTATCAGCTACGTTTGGCGGTTGGCAGAATCCAAACCCAACTGGCGCACATGGTTAATTTAATTAGCTAAATAAAACTAATAATAACGCTGTTATTTTACTTGACAGCGTTATTATTTTATAGTAAAATATAATAAATTACAAAAGTAAACTCAACCACAGGAGAAAACAATGAGTATTAGAACACGCTTCGAAATCGAAACGTTTGTGCTTGGCGCACACCCCACAGCTGCACGTAAGGCTGCAGCATTAACAACAGAGCTATTACAAGCTCGTGAACAACAACACCCAGATTTACCAATCTTAGAAATTATTTATAAAGACTTTGCTGCAGAGCATGATATTGAAGCTCTAATGGCAGATATTGAAAACACTGAAGAAGAGTATTGGGTACACCGTTTAGCAAAACTGGCAGCAATTGATATTTTAACAATTGGTAAGGTACAACCAGAACATATGAACTATATGGTTTCATTACAAGATGAAGCATTTTCGGCATGTGTTAAGGAAGCAACGTCAATTGCTAAACAATTGAATTACGAAGTACAGCAAATTGAAGCTGAACTTCAGTCAGAACTAGCTTCTGAAAAGTAATTAATGGTCAGTACAACTAACCATTATTACAAGAAAGACAATTCCGCAAATGTAGCCATTTGTGTTCCTGTGCAGAATCAAACTACGGCGGTCTTTGCTTATAGTTTAGCCATGCTTCAAAAAAAGTGTGGCGAGACTGGACTTGCAACTTCATTGCATTTTAATATGGGCAGTGAAGTAGCAATGCAAAGACAACAGTTAGTAGATCAAGCACTAGAAACAGATTGTACACACATTATGTGGATTGATGCAGATATGCAATTTCCAGTAGATACGCTAAATATATTATTAGCAGAAAATAAAGATATTATAGCTGGAAATTACTCAACAAGAGTTCCGCCCCACAGGCCAGTTGCCTTTAAGAGCAAAACTGATTTAGACAGTAGAGTTTTTACAGGAAAAGGAATTGAAAAAGTATGGGCAGTGGGAAGTGGAATGATGTTAGTAAAAAGAGAAGTATACGAAAATATTTCTCGCCCTCATTATAAAATTGAGTATAATGAAGATTATACTAGTTTAGTAGGAGAAGATGTTTACTTTTGTAATCTAGCAAACGAAAACGGATACGAAGTAAACATTAGTCACGATTTAAGTGACAGGATTGCACATATAGGAACACGTGCATATACAGTTAAAGGCGATTGCAATGATTAATTTACAAAATGTACAAAGAGAATACCAAGGACAAAATGTTGTAACACCTTGGGATAGATTAAAAAGGTTTATGTTCGATTCATACCCAGTAATTAAGACACCTGTTAAAATAACAGACGAAGATGCACTATTAGAAGCGGCATTACCATATAAAGACAAATCAGATATGGTGTGGGTAGTATTTGATGACATTGAAGTAAATCCTAACTTTCCTTGGACATATAGACCAAATGATATTCTTGCAAAAACCGTAATTCATACTTTTCCTAGAGTAGTTAAAAGAACAAATAGACCAGTTAGTTGGGGAGACATTCAACTAGTTCCTACTAATGGTGTTTCACACGCTACTGTACAAAATAAAATTGTATCTAGTTATCATGTTGCAGAATTTGATGTGTTTATGATTAGTTTCCATGAAGCAGAAGCAGATGAAAACTTTACAAAACTAAGAGAAAGATTTAAAGATGCCCAACATGTTAAAAATGTTGAAGGTATTGGTAACGCACATAAAAAAGTTGGCGAATTAGCAAAAACTGAAATGGTTTATATTGTTGATGCAGACGCAGATATTACAGGACACTTTAGTTTTGATTTTATTCCACCAATGAGTAAAAGAAAGAATACAACTTATGTTTGGAGTGCAAGAAATCCAATTAATGATTTAGAATACGGGTATGGTGGTGTTAAATTATTCCCACGCGAACAGTTATTATCATTAGGACACGAATTACCAGATTATACAACAGGTGTATCTTTTTACCAACCAATCGCTGATGTATCAAACATTACACGATTTAATAAAGACCCATATAGAACATGGCGTAGTGCATTCCGTGAATGTGTTAAGTTAGCAAGTTCTGTAAATCCCAACCAAAGACAAAAAGAAACAGATGCAAGATTAGAAACTTGGTGTACTGTTGATAACGGCGGTCGTTTTGGACGTTATTGTCTTAAAGGTGCAAACGAAGGCAAGGCATACGGCATTGAACACAAAGACGATGTAGAAGCGTTAAGTAAAATTAATGATTTTGAATGGTTACGTGAGCAATTTGTTGCTAGTATGAAAAAACGCTAAGTTATTTTGTTTGATGTGAATGTACAGTTTTAAGTTTTTTAATAAACTGTTTTGAATTAAATTGTATTTTAGCACCAGGGTGTAATGGTCTAGGCCAGTTGCCTATTTTAACCCAACAATATCCATCACTTTCATTGTTTAATACAGGAATGAATTCATCTTGTACTGTAACAACAAAACTGTGATATATAAACTTCTTATTAGGACTTGTAAATTTGTTTATGGGAATAACTTTTTCTATAGATGGAACTAACCCAACTTCTTCTTCAATTTCTCTATATAAAGTCTCTACGGGACGTTCTTTACCTTCAGCTTTGCCACCAAAAAAGCCCCATGTTCTAGGATGGTTAACTTCGCCACTTCTTTGTTGTAGCATTACTCTGCCAGTATCTATACTTAAAAATATGCATCCGCTTGCAGTTATCATATATGTCCTATCCAGTGTGTACAGTCATCGCAAGGATCGTCTGTATTACAAATATATTCGCCAGTAACCAGGATTATAAATTCCTTCATAACTGTTAACCCACTCCGTTCCATTCCATTCCAATTGATCATCACTTGATACATTTGTTATGTATTGTGTTGCATTATTTGATGAACTATCAAAACTAATAGTCCAGGTAGTACCGTTATATTCTATAATATCATTTTTATGTGCAACTATATTAGTCCATAGTGCATTTATGGGAGTATCATTTAAAATAATGTAACGTTGCCCGGTAGTTGCAGAGGGAACAGACCCATCGCCGGGATAATTATTTAATGGATCAATTACTCCGTCAATTGCTGTTAGTGTGTTTGCTGGTAATGTCGCAGTATCTATAACAACATTAAGCAAGTTAGGATCACTTGGGTGAGAATCTAATCTACCCACAATATCATTTGCATCATCATTTACATCAGATCCTTTTCTAAGTCTCAATTGACTTATACCATCTCTTAATACGCCAAACGGTAATAACTCTTTATCCCATTCCATTACTAATCCATCATCTCCTAAATTAGAACTTTTGTTATTTAATATTTGTAAAGTATTGTCTAAAAACCTTACTTGTTTATTTTCATATGTTACAATAGTATACTTTAAAGTTTCTGTATTGAATGCTAAATTATCTTTAAAACTATCTAAATTAGCATCGTCTAGGTTATATAACTCGTTAATAATAGTATGAATAAGTTTTTGTTGTTTTACTTTAGCTGGTGGAGTAATGTATATAGGAAGATCAAATGTTAATGTAGCAACGTCAATAATGTCATCAATACTTGAACCTACACTTCTTGTACTCCATGTTGTATTTGTTAATTCTACATGACTTAATGAAGTCCAGTCAACTGGGCTATCGTTGGTTCGTATATCAAGAGTAGGATTGAATAATACTAGTATTTGTTCCATTAGTTGTAGTTTCTGATCTGTGTTTGAAGTCCATATATCGCAGTTCATTATTAACTTATACGGTACTGGTGCATAACGTTCTACAGTATATTGGTTGCCTAGATCATTTGTATACTGTCCTGTAGTTTGATCAAATTTTCTTTCGTTTACTTGAACTTTATCTATATGATCTTGATATGTGCGTCTTTCAGCAAACATATCCAATGATGTTACATAACAACTAATAAACGGAACAGTATTCATAACATTTTCTGAATTTTCTCTCTGTATATGTGCTGCCATACGACTAATATCACCATATCGTACAGGTACTTGTTGATAGATAGGGAGGTCGTTATCGTTCTTGCCCATTTGTACACTAAATCCACTAAACAGTCTTATAAACTGTTGAATGTATCTTCTAATCTGCTTATCGTAAAAATATTGTTGTGCCATTATTCAAAATCACTTTTTGGTTTAATTACTTGAGACAACGGTTGTTTCTCTGGAGTCTCGACATTATCAACTATTGTTGTAGCATCATTGTTAATAAATTGGCTAGCGTTATAAGTTTTATCACTCCAAGTTTGCTCAGTGACATTGTCGTATAATCTGTGCCATTTACTGCCTCGTCTAACAAAAAGTCTGTTAGGCGTAAAATCTGTTCTTACAAAATACTCACCTTCGTTTGGTTGAGCAGGAAATTGATCACCTTGTTGTAACGATTCGCCGTGCTCATATGTTGTACTATTATCTTCTACACCAAATAAATGATCAGCTAGTGGTAAATTATTTGGGTTGGCTGCTTCTGCAGAAGCCACAATAGCATTACTAATATTAAGTTCTGTCTTGTAAGAACTAACATCATTTTTAAGGCTATTTGGATCGCTAGCAGTTCCAAGTATATCTGCGTATTCTTGTGTATCTGTTAGTGGTGCTACTTTAACACGCCAAATGTGTGGATACCAAGTTTGTGAAAATCCTTCACTTCCTCTTGCAGCATCTTGCACAACATAAAACTTATTAATAGCATCTCTGGCGTTAGTAAGTAATAATTCATCACGCAAATGAGGTAATTCAATTACATCACCAGGCATAAGTCTACGCCCCATACGTTCTACCATGTCATTAATATGAAAACTAATAAACAACGTATCATTTGTTAGGAATAATCCAAATTGTGTTAAATCAAAATCATTGTCGCTAACATTGTATACACCACGTAGTTCAAAAATATCAGGGTCGTATTTACGATCTCTGTTTTCCATAAACAGCAAGTCTTGTATGTTTGTTTCGTCAATTAGGCCTTCTGGATTAATTTCTTCTCCGGTAATATTATCAATTTCTAATCCACTGCCGTAGTTAGGCTCGCTTGGGTCTTTGTTGCCTTTTTGTGGGTCTGGTCCTAGATACTTGTGTACATGTATACCGGTTCCACCTATGTCAAACTGCTCACGGATACTATGATCCATAAAAGTATAATCGTTTCCTTTAAAAGGCTTGTATAAACTGAGTCTTGGCATGTGAATTTCCTTCTTATAATGTATTTATCCGATTTTAGATTATACAAGACAAATTTAGGATAAATAGTTCTGTATGCAGTTAATAATCTGCATTTTATATAAGGAAAAGACTATGTTTAGATTTTTCACAGAAAAGAAATGGGCATTGTGGTCCTGGTTAGGATCTGCAATAATTTTATCATCACTTTGGGTTCAAGTCGAAATTGATGTTAAAATTAACGAATGGTTCGGTCAGTTTTATGATATGATCCAGAAAGCCCTAGCAACACCCAATGCAATCACTATAGGTGAGTATTGGGGTAGTTTAGCAAGTTTCTTATACTTAGCGGCTATCTATGTAGGTATCGCAGTAGTAGTAAGTTACTTTACAGCACACTATTTGTTTAGATGGCGTAC